AGGAGCACCGGCAGTTCCCGATGGGTCGGTACAAGGACCAGGTGGATGCCGCCTCCGGTGCGTTCAACCACCTCAGTCGTGCACGGAAGAAAGCCGGAGCATGGGGGGTCGGTCGGTGAGGTATTCGGTGAGACACCGATACAGTATAAGTCATAACAAGGACAAAGAAAAACACAGTCCACAGTGAGGAGAACGGTCATGCCCCGTAAAAGCAAAGTCAAGCCCAAGGCAGGCGTGGACACAGTCAATGCCAGACTGAGGGAAGCCAGAATCGAGCCAGCCGAGGTTGTCAAGACCCAGGAGCAGGTGGTACAAGTCATCAATAGAATGAGGATGGCCAATGCACTGATGAGGGCCAATATGCAAGGCCCACTGTCCAGCAGACGGGAAGCCGCAGCCAGGGGCGGTTACAGTTATGGGACAGACCGTGACTTGTATGCCGCACTGGGGTTTCCCATCAGTGTCATGTTCGATGACTACCTGGCCAAGTATCAGCGGACCGGATATGGGAAACGGATAGTCAATGCTTTTCCAGATGCGTGCTGGCGGGTGACGCCCGAGGTGACCGATGACGAGGACCCGGCCCAGAACAGTAAGTTCGAGGACAAGTGGCGTGAACTTGTGGACGAGAACCATATCTGGCACTATATGAGGAGGACGGATAGGATAGCAGGCATAGGCCAGTTCGGTGTCTTGTTCATCGGTGCGGATGACGGTAAGGAGTTCAAGGAGCCGTTAATGTCCGCCAAGCAGTTGTTGTACCTGACCCCGCTGACCGAGAAGGATGTCACAATAACGCAGTCGGTCGGTGATAAGAAGGACCCCCGGTATGGGTTACCGGAACTGTATTCGCTGTCATTCAGCCAGACCTATTCGGATGGCGTGCATTGGTCACGGGTCATCCATGTGGCCGATGATACGACGACGAGTGAGGTGTATGGGACTCCCCGACTGGAGGCCGTATACAATAACTTACTGAACCTGGCCAGAATCACAGGCGGTTCCGGTGAGATGTTCTGGCGGGGCGCCTTTCCCGGCCTGGGGTTCGTACTGGACGCCGATGCCGACGCGGACGCCAAGACACTGGAACAACTCGAAACCGAAATCGAGAACTACATCCACGGCATGAACCGCTACATGAAGTTGCAGGGTCTGACAGTCCAGGAGTTGGGTAAGCCAGCCGCGGTCAATCCGAAGTTCCATGTGGACGCCCAGTTACAGGAGGTGTCGGCCGCTACCGGTATCCCCAAGCGCATATTGGTAGGCAGTGAGGAGGCGCGGTTGGCCGGGGAGCAGGATACCGAGGCCTGGTTGACGTTGGTCGATGAGCGACGCCGGAACTTCTGTGAGCCGATGATGTTGCGCCCATTGATTGACCGATTGATTGAGTGCGGGATACTGCCGAAACCCCGGCAGGATAAGTACAAGGTTGTATGGCCTGATATCATGGCCTTGTCGGAGCAGGAGCAGGTGGACATCGCGGTCAAGAAAACCGAGATGATGAAGATGTATCAGGAGGCCGGACTCGAGTCACTGATGCCGCCTGACATATTCATGGAGATGATGCTCTTTATGGATGTCGAGGAAGTGAAGGAGATGTTGGATGGCATGGTCGAGCGACTAAAGGAGGAGGAGCGGGACGCCAGGGAGGCGATGGATACGGACGAAGGCGAGGAGGAAGAGGAGGATGGCGTAGAGGAGGAGATGGAGGAAGAGAATGAGTAGTTCGATTCTGGATGGTAGGGCGGCCAGCCAAACTACAAACGGGTTGTTACAGCCTGATTGCCCCTCCTGTGGGCTGCCCTACCATCCTTTTATCAATCGGTCGAGGGGGCGGCGCGTGACGCCGGAGATGATTGACCCGAGTCGCACCGGGACATTGAGGAGGAAGTTCGCGGCGGACTTGGTCAGTCGGTTCACGGCATTGAAGACGGTCATGTATGAGTCCATCGTGAAGTATGATTGCTTGGGGTTGAGGAAGGCAGGCATGACCGTACTGGCGAACCCGGCGAAGTTGAGGATGGTGCGGGCTGGATATCGACAGTTCGACTTCCCGACCAACCCGGAGAAGGTGGATGGATTCATGCGTTGGCTCCGTCAGCAGTCCCAAGCCGGCATCATGAAGGGGCCGCCTCGATTCACCATCACGAGGGGGCCGGTGAAGGGGGTTGTGGGGCATGAACGATGGACGGACATGTATATCGAGTCGGCCTACAAGAAAGGTGTGGCGCGGGGTAACGCCGAGTTGAAGAAACTCCAGCCCAAACTGTTCGGGGCCGAGCCGGTGGCTGGGGTCGGGGCGTTCCTGCAACCGGTGCACGCCGATGCTGCCGGTATGCTGGCGATGAGGGCATACGAGGAGTTGGATGGCATCAACGCGGCGATGAGTCAGCAGATAGGGCGTGTACTGGCGGGAGGACTATTGGAAGGGAAGAGTCCGCTGGTGATTGCACGGGAACTGAATGACCGCGTGGACAAAATCGGCATCACGAGGGCGAAGATGTTGGCCAGGACGGAAATCATGCGTGCACATCACATGGCGACCATCAACACGTATGAGGCGGCAGGCATCGAAGGGGTGAAGGTCAAAGCGGAGTTCAGTACGGCGGGGGATGCGGCGGTATGCGAACTGTGCGAGGGGTTCGAGCGGGAAGGGCCGATGCCATTGGAGAAGATTCGTGGACTGATACCGGCACACCCGAACTGCCGATGCGTGGCAATACCGGTCGCACCGAAACTGACAAAGAAGGAGGTGGAGAAGCGGGTACGGCGCGAGGTGAGGCGGGAAGCGATTGTCAAGCGTCGACTGCGTAAGGGGAGTTTCAAGGGGGTCGCCGGGAATCTGCCGCCGTGCATATCGGTGCATCGGTCGATAGCGGACGTACTGGTCGTGACCGGCAACGTGAGGCGTGGGTTGTCATGCTTGCAACCGAAGGACCACGAGAAGGTGCAGGCCGCACTGAAGAACGCCAATCCCGCCAAGGCGGCAGAGCAGCGGATTGCCAAGGCGAACGAGCGGTGGTTGGCGAAGGCCATAGGGGACGCACAGAACACCCCTGATAACCGGCCGTTTGACGTGATTGCGGGCGTCAGCCGGAAATGGAAGCTGGACAACCCCACTGGGCCGCCGCCTCGCTACCTCCTGGAACTCAAGAGCATCGTGATATCGAAGAAGCCGGGTGAGTTCGCGAAAATCACCATGAACAAGCATGCGCGGATGTTGAAGGCGGCTGACCGAAAGCGATTGAAGGTACTGCCCAAGGACGTATATACAGTCGCGTTCGATACACGCACCGGTTCGGTGGAGTCCGGCAAAGCGACCGCCTATATCAAGAAGGGATATGGGAACTTCCAGTTACGGGCCATGGTCAAGGTCGGTAAGCCGAAGGACCTGGTGCGACTGCTGAAGAAGGGGAATGAGGACGAATTGGCGGCATTGTTCAAGAAGGCGAAGAAAGAGAAGCGCGGGATGAGGCGCCGTACAGTGTCGAAGAAGAAGGAGTAGGGAATGAGTTACTATCTGGTAGATGGCAACAGCGAGATGGTCGGCCAGGTCGGGAGTGGCACGGGCCTCGCCGACATGACCGAGTGGGTGGGGAAGCACGGCGGTCAGGCCCTCCATGAGTTCCTGCAGTTGGGTGCGTCATTACTGACGGACGAGTTGTTCCAGGACCTGGACGAGGCGGTCAAAGTGGATGCACCGAAAGATATCCATGACACGTTGGTCAACCTCCGGCGGCTGGTCGGTCAGTCGGACATCATCGTCATCATTACCAATGGATATCAAGGAGGGTGACCGATGGCTAACAATGGGTGGAAGATGAGCAAAAAGGAAAAGGTCATGGCAAATCTTAATCTCAAGACCGGGGTGGGCTACAAGCCCAAGTACCACAAGGGGGATGTGAACGACCATGCGAGGCGCCGAGCCGGCTCCAGGTCCAAGGTTTACAGTGAGCAGGGCAGGCGGAACCATGAGGCCATATTCGGGCGCAGGGAAAACAAGGTAAACTTTCAGTTGGCGGCAGAATGCCATAGTTCGGCACAATGACGATATAATATAAGGAGTAATGGAGTAACCAACGATGCCATATCCGAATGAGCATGCGTTTCGATTGAGGAACCCGGACAAGTATCCGAAGAAGAGGAGGCAGAACAACAAGTTTGGTTCCGGTATCCATGCCATCTGGGGAATAACCCGGAGTGGCAAGGTCGAACTGCAAGCGATTCGGTTCAGCAAGAGTCAGTGGTCATTTACAAAGGCGAAGGCTTGGATTGCGCGGCATGGGTACAAACCGATGGAGCGCGAGCGGGCGGTTGCCAATACAGTAGGCGATAACTTGGAGGAGATGGTCATGCCAGAAGAAGGAACCCAGTTCACGGAAGAGATATTCCAAACTGTCTCTGCGAACATGTCGGCCATGATTGAGGAGCGGGAACTGGATGGCAAGAAGATGTTAGCGGTCCCGACAATCATGATTACCAAAGGCGTCGTGAACGGCCTGCTGTATACGGACGAGGCGCTCTCCGAGTTCCCCGCCGCGTGGAATGGCAGGCCGATTGTTGTCAGGCATCCGACAGGACCCGATGGCCAGTTTGCTTCGGCGAACAAACCCGAAGTTATTGCTAAGCAGGGGGTCGGTAACGTTTACGATACCCGCTACGATGCCGGGAAGCTGAAGTGTGTGTCCTACATCGACCCGGTCAAGGCGGACAAAGTCGACCGGTCGGTGATGGCCTCCCTCCGTGCCAACAAACCGCTCGAAGTCTCGACCGGACTGTTCCTGCAAGTGGAGCGGAAGAATGGGACGTTCCAAGGGAAGGAGTATTCCGGCGTGGTGCATGGCATCCGAGCGGAGGACCACTTGGCCGTTCTCTGATCGCATGTGGTTCTGAATCAAGTCATCGTTGATCAGATCGTAGGCGAACTGCTTGGGGTCTTTGGAAAGCTCGTCGCGATTGTTGGGAAACCGCCACAGCCCGGTCGGAGTGCGGAGCGGCTGGTAACAGGCGACCTGAGCCACGGGGCGGCCCGATTGCAGCAGGAAGCAGCAGCGGGCGAGGGAGTCGAAAAACGGCCGCGACATGGGCCACCATGTTTGGCAATGATTCAGATGAGGGCCGGCCGCGTGTACCCATCCGGGCAGTCCTGCTTCCTTGGGCGAGTAGTCAACGACGGCGATGTTCAGGTAGTTGCCGCCCAGCAGGAACGCCTCGTCGGC